GCAAGGTATCGTGCTTTGTTAGACAAGGGATTTATTGAAGTATCAGGTGTCAAACGTGGCAAATTTGGCAGAAATCAGAGGATTATGAAAGCGATAAAATGATAGAAAAACCACCTTATTCAAAGATCAGTTATCCCTCTGTGCCAAACAAGGATTTTAAATGGTCTTCTGGCTCAGATGTGCAGGCAATATGGAGAAAGTTTGGATGGACACCACCTTCAGAAAAGATGCTTCCACCACCACCCGAGAAATATCAAGAACCTTTAAGGAGAGTAAGATGAAATTTGAAATGGAATTTGGTTATTTGAATGACACATTAGTTATTGAAACCCATGATTTTGACATGATAAAAATATTTCATGAGTTTGTTGAGTTCCAAGAGGCTCATGGATGGGCGGTTAAGTACGAAGCAGTTAGCTGTGATGATCCAGAAGAAGAGGAAGAACTGTAGCCTATAAGCTACTTAGCCAACAGGTAAAGACCTATATTTGAACTAGCGTAACCTGCATAGACAATCGCCATGTGCGGGTTACCCTTCAAAAACTGTTCTATCGCTATGTAAGCGTAGATCAAGCCTGTTAAAGCAATCAACCAGGCACTCAAAATGCACCTACATCAATCACTTCACCCCTAAACTGAACCATGTCCTCATCAAATTTATGGACGAGTTCAGGCCATAAAAGCTGACCATTGAAGAAGTTTAACACCGCAAAGCCTGATCTGTGGTTGTTTGGGTTTATCTCAGCATAAGTAAACTGTGGGCCATCAGTCTCAGCAAGTGTTCCTGTATCTACCCCGTATCTACACCCGTTGTAATCAGAGAATGGCGTGACCTTCAAAGAGTGCAAGTGTCCAGTAACTATTGACACACCAGCGTTTACTGTATTGTTGTGGGTAGCGTGAATACCGCCTTTATATCGGTGCTTGATAATACATTGCTCAGTAGGCCACACTGCCCAACAAAAATCCCACTCGGTAATGTGGTCTGTCAGCTTAAAGCCAACAACATCCTTAAACTGTGGTGCGTGTTGCGCTAATCTGTTGCCAAACCGAATATCGTGATTGCCCCATGTAAACAGCAGCTTTACATTATGTCGGACAGACTTTGCAATCTCCGCTATTTCGTCAAGCGCACCCTGACAAGCCTTTAGTTCTTGGATAACAGAAGTCTGTGGTTGGTCAGTTACATCATGGCGTGATATAGACGCTCCATCAAAGGCATCCCCGTTACATATCACCGCCTTGGGTTTAAAGTGCTGTATAGCCCATAGAAGCCCTTTAAACGCTGTTGTTCGTTGACCAGGTATGAAGTGAGCATCTGAGAAGACAATCACAGTCCCATCTAAGATGCCAAGGTTTACTTGTTTTAGCGGAGAGAAAGATTTTGGCCTTGTAGCATCATATTTGGCACTACGAGAGTCATTAGCTCCTAATTTAACATCATGGAATTTTTCCATGTTGCGTCTGCGGTAGTTAACTGCTCTCTCAGTGATGCCTAGAATCTTTGCTACTTTTGTAACAGATCGGTGCTTGTCCCACAGTTCTATAAACTGCTCGTCAGTACAGGAATTCATGCCATTATTTGATACCATGATAATCCTTGAACAGTAACTTTTCTAGCAGATTGATGACCCTATGCTCTTGCATTTCAATCTCATCTTGAGATGATTTAGGGTCTTGAGCCACAGTCATTAAATCGTGTAGAAATACATGAAGTAACTCATGTAAAGCAGTCTGATCTAGAGACTCTGGCGTAATCTTCTCAGCACCAAAATCACCTAGTCTGTAAGTAGCCAATCGAGCAGAAGCATTAAACTCAACAGAAGCCATAGCAGCCTTTGCTGGTTTACTTCCTTTTTCAATTCTCCAATCACCCAGACTAAGCACTTGTTGCCACTTTCTGACACTTTGTGCGAACAGTTGTGAATGTTCTGGCGTAGGAATGTTAGACATTTCAACACCTTATACAGTATTTATGACAATTTAATTTAAGATGCCAACACAAGTAGTGCGTGATCTATGTGCTTTATGCGGTCTTCTAGCCCTATAAACCCGCCATTTATCTTCTTTGTTAAAGTTTTGTAATCTTTGTTATCAGCGTATTGGTTGAGTTTATGGGTGTCCCAAAACCATCCCGCAGTCAGGGCAGCATACTGAGGTGTAGCCACAAGATCGGGGTTTGCCCAGAAGTCAACACCCAAGGCCTTGCCAGCGTGAAAATACGAGCTAGAGCCTGTCAATTGGATGCAACCCCTGCCTCGGAAACGAAAACCATCCCCCGATGCCTCATCTCTGTTGCCCATACGATTTGCGTAAACAGTATTGGCAATGAGCCTTGGATTTCGCTGACACGCTTGAGCCTTGGCAACGTCAAATCGTTTAGGCCATGTCTTCATTAAACCAGCCGCAGAGTATGACAAACCCTCTTCTAGCATCCTGAAATTAGCGCATTCATGCCCACATTGACCAATGAAAGCCGCTTTTCTAAGTGGATTCATAATGTCAAAACGCTCAAAAGTGGCATTCAGGGCATCTACCCATTCTTCACCAATGTGAAGTTGTCGGAGTTGGTCAGCGTTTATCATTCAACAGGTCTCTCATCTGGTTATACGAGTCTACGCAAGCGTTCAAAGCAATAGTGTTCCGATCTCCCTGCGCTACTATTTCTGCGATTGCGTCAATGGTTGCTCTTTCGGCATCAGAAGGTTCATTAGCCTGTCTGTCAGGTTCACTGGTTGCTTTTGTATCTGTGGAGGCAATGGAGGCACTTGTGGGGGCTTGTACGTAACTGGTGGGGCAGAGGCGCAACTTGCCAGCACGATTGGCAACAGCAAGAGCAGTAGTTTTTTTGTTGATAGCATCATTGGCTTCCTGTAGTTTCAGAGATTGTTGATTAAGTTTCTCACCCATGTTTTGCTCGATCTGACGAGCTTCATCATTCTTTTGGGCAATGGCTATTTTCATGTCGCCATCACGTTCTAGCCACCCATAATGGTGTCCAACTCGGTATGTACCAAAGAGAGATACCATCACACCCACAATAAGCCAAGGTAAAGGTATAGGGAACATTATTCAGCCTCTTTTCTTGCTTGAGCCAACTCTTCACGCTCATGGTCATCTTCTAAGTGGTCAGGAGGGGTTGTCGGAGGAGGGCCAGGTGTCCAAGATTCATCTAACTCTGGGTTCTTCCAAACAGGCATAGCACCGAATGGTTGACTAGGCAAACCATACGCAGATTGCGGAGGGGCATAAGATGAGCCATAGGAAGGGTTAAAACCACCACCTCCATAGCCCATTGGTTGACACGTTGGTGGAGGATTAAACGCTCTAGCGGCACTTGACATAGCCCGTTTACCAATAACTCCACCGATACCACCAACGATCAACAGAACAATGTCGTTCAGCATCTTGGTATAGGCTTGGTCAATCGGGGCCATACTCTTGATAGGCTGAGTGACAAAAGTCACAGAATAGAGCAAAGCAACAACAATAAATGTGAGGATAAGTGTGACTGCAATCACAACAAACGCCCAAATTCTTACCTCGATCTCGTCAGTTGTTAGCTTTTGTTTCTGGTTGGACATCATTGATTTTTTTCTCCAAGATTGGGGCAACCAAGTACTCAGGGCAAGTCTGAGTGAATTGGCATCTAGGTTTTTGACATGATTCAGCATGGAAGTTATCTGGGTTTTGGCAAAAATAGCGATATTTCTCTTCGCAACCAGTGAGAAGTAAAAGAAGCAACAGATATTTCATTTACCAAGACCAACCTTTCCAAGTAGAAGATTGACAATTCTGTCAGACAGATCATCAGGTAAGAACTTCAGAAAACCCAAGAAATATAAAGCCACGCACCCATAAACGAATATCTTGAGGCACATATCAAAGGTCTTTTGATACTCATTCACCGACCACACCTTCTGGTAGTCTCACAGAATGTCATCAACTCGTTCACGCCAACAAACACTAAAAACAAAACAAAGAAGACCCCACCTATTGCCAAACCAATCTCTAGTTGTTCTTGCTCTTTCGCTTTGGCTTTCTTTGCCTCTGCCTTTAATGCACTTATTTCTTTGGCATCTGCCAAATCCATCTCTGCTTGACGGGCTTTAATCTTGTTCCAAACGTCAATCTTACCTGTCTGCATGAAGAGCATCTTTAACTCTTCCTCGAATGCCCTAGCTTGTTCTAAAGCCATCTCAATCTGCAAAGCCGTACCCATGTTTGAGCCTTTGCCAGACTGTTTAGCCTGAAGCATTGCCTTTGTAGCTACACTTTTTGCGTCAAATAATTTCCCAATCATGGGCGCAAGTGAGCCTAAGTCATTGGCAACCTTTGCTGCCTTCTTGACCATGCTGATTGCTGACTGTATGCCAGCTAAAGCGGTTAGAGGATCGATCACTTCTTATCTACCTTTTGCCACTCAAGGCATACTACTTTTCGGTTGTAAACATCACCTGTCCATGCCCATCTAACACATCTGTATTCAGTTTTTTCTTTACTAGATACTACCAATGTAAACAACACTGAAAGCATCAGTAGCCATTTCACGAGTATGCCCAAAGAATAATGTAGCTACAAAAGATGACAAAACAAAGAATGAGGACTGCTACTGAGATAGCAAACAGCCCGTCTTTCATTACTCTTCAGTCATTGGCTGAACAGCACCACGGGCAGCACCAGTAGCAAAGTCTTGAACAGCATCACGACCCCAATCAATTCCAAACTTCTTACCAATCCTGATAGCCTCTTGAATCTTATCTTGGTCAAAAGCCCCATTCTTCTGTTGAAGTGCCGAAAACACTTTTACAGCATCAGTGGGGTTTAACAATAAGGTCTTGAGCTTTTCCTCTGTTGCCTCAGATGCTTTGTTTGCCCAGAACTTACTCATCAATGAGCTAATGGCATAGAAAGGCCCAGAAACGGGGTTTGTGAAGCGTGAGATAACTTGCTCTGGAGGAATGCCAACAACGCTCTCAAAGGGTGTTCTAGGTACTGTTTCGACCTTAAACGGAACATTAGTCAAGTCTCTGTTAAGTCTGCCAGAAACCAAAGCAAAGTCTTGAATCTTCTGAGCGTATGTTGGCCCAAAAACTCTGTTAAAAACAGCCGCTTTTGTTCTGTCGTTCAATGTTGCAACTGGATCACCCGCACGAACAATGTCATCCAACATGAAAGAACGAGCCGCATTTACTGCATCCTTGTTTGCTCCATACTGTTGCATAAACTTGTTTGTAAAGTTCACATCACCATACATTCTAGAAACCAACTCTTGTGGACTCTTGAAACCACCAGAACTTACGATTTGGTCACCAGCAACCTTCTTAAAAGCGGCATCCAAACGATTTCTCTCTGCTATCAAAGCAGTAACATTATTTGAAACAGTACGAAGCTCATCCTCTAAGCCTGGCACTAAAGACATACCACCTTGATTCTTGGACAACCACTTATTAGCCGCTTTGGGGTCTAAAACGTCATTCTTGAGAGCCGCACGACTGAAACTGTCGTAGAAGGCATCTCTTGCCACACGAATACCATCTTCGCCTGTAGCCTTGATAAAGTCATCAACATTAGACTTGTTACCAATAATCGCAGGAGCAATCTGCTCAACAAACTTCTTGCGGTCAACAGCCTTCAATGTTTCAGAATTGAATGGCAGACCAACCTTTTGGAAGTAAGAAGCATCGGCATTGCGATAAGCCTGAACAAAGTCAGGATCAAGGTTATCAATGTGTCCACCAACACGGGCTTTCAATTCAGACAAAAGGCGAATATCAGCGGGTTCGCTTGTTTTACGCAATTGCTTGTTGATTTCACGCTTTAAAGAGTCTAAATCTTCTACTGTAGCGGCAGTAAACTTAATCCCACCCTCGGTCATTGGCTTACCCTCTGCAGTCAGAATAGGGCTAGGTGGCACTTCTGAAGGACGAAACTTAGCACGAACACGATTGTAGATAGATGGAAAAGTCTTAAAGATGTCAGATGCTTGCTCACCCGCAACAAAGTTAAAAATATCATCAACAGAGTTGGCAGGTAATTTAACATTGTTCTGTTTGGCAATGTCAAAAGCCTCTGTATAAAGTGGCTTAACCAACTGGTAAGCAGCATCTTCTTTGGCGGCAACAAGTGTAGAAACCCGTTGACCAAAGACATTAGGGTCAAGAGTTGCATCTTTGTAAGTATCTGCAATCTGCTCATCAATGGTGCGAGTTCTACGGGCTTGTGGTTTAGCCAAGTCAAGTGGAGAAATATTTACACTAACTTTAGATGGGTCACCAAACAATCGAACCTGACTAGCAGCCAAAGCCTGTTTTGCTTGCTCAAACTGATTGCCATACTGCGCCCTAAATACAGGGTCTTTAGCCGACAAACTTTGAATCAATTGGTTGACAACAGGATTGTCTGCCAACAAAGAACTCACAGGCATCTGTATTGGAGCACCACCAGGCGTTTTTAATGAAAGATTTTGTTGTGCTTTGGCGGCTTTCGTGATCGTGTCCATGATTGTTGGATCAGCAGAACCTGCGGCAATAAAGATATTGCTAATCCGATTATCCACATCCCTAAGTAATTCATCTTCAGGAACAGTTCCACGAACCTTACTCCATTGAGAAGCAGCAGCATCAAATGCTTTGCCAGCTAAAGGAACTGTTTTTAATGTTGTTCCTAAAGCGTAAGAACCACCGCCACCACCTACAATACTACCAACAACCCTACCAGTAGTAGGAGCGCCCATCTTTTCGCCAATATACTCACCAGCTTGACCACCAGCTTCAGCAGTAGAGCCAATAACTTGTTGTTCAGTAGGACGTAGTATTGTTTGACCAAACAAACCCATACGTTTTGTAGCCGCTAATGCAGGGAATAGATAACTTTCTGGGGAAGTAACGGCCTCCGTACCTTGACCAATAATCTTTTGGAAACCACCTTGAGGCTCAACACCAGTAGTCCCCAAAGATTCCATAACACTCTTATAAACAGGCTCACGACCTGCTTTAAATGTCTCTACAACACCACCAGTAGTAGGTGCGGGAGCAACAGTACCACCAGATGCTCTCATACCCATAGTAAGGGGATTTACTCCTACTCGTTCTAGGGCAGAAAAAAGTAAGTTTGATAGACCAGCAGTAGTTCCAACACTACTTGCCAAACCTTTTCGTGCAGACTCGGCCACCACAGCACCCATAGTAGGTGCTGGTTTTCCAGATAATTCCTCTAGTTCAGCATCTGTTAAAGGTGTATCGCTTTGATACCGCTTACCATCAATTTCGTAAACCGCCATGATGTATCCTTATTCTTCAACAACAGTAACAACTTTACCGCTTTTTAATGTTCTAGTATTGGTTTTCTTCTCTGCACCAGCACCTGCAAACTCTGGGAAATCAAGAGCTTGGTCAACACGAGCCTTTTCGTAGCCAGGATTACTGTAAGCAATTTTGCGCTGTGCTTCAATTTCAGTCTTAGCTTTGTTTGTAGAAACTTTCTTAATAGCTAAAAGCGTCTTCTTAATTTTTTCTTGTGTGTCAAGAGTTGGGGTAGAAGTAAACAATCTAGCTACATAATCAGCAGTCCCACCAAGCAATGAAGGATCAGCGCCAGCCGCTAACAATTCCTTCTGACTTAAATCTCCAGAACCAGAAATAGCCCTAGCAAATTGTGTTTGCGCTGCTCTAAAAGATGCAAAGTTGTTTGTATCAATAGAGTCTTGGATATTTTCCAAAGCATTGTCAGCAGCAGTTACTGCTTTAAGTTGAGGATCAATGGTGCGTTGAACACTTGCCCTAAATGCTGGAATATCTGCCAAAGTTTTGTCACCAGGCAATACATTGGTAATCGTAGTGCCTTTTCCTTCTCCCTTGGCTTTAATGGCAGCTTGTACTTGTGCCAACAGCGGAGAACCTGGGGGCAATGTTGCGGCATATTCTTGAAGTTTTTGAATCTCGGTTTTTGTCTCTGCCTTTTCGCCTTTGGAGGTTAGTCGTCTTAATTCTGATATACGAGTGTTAAGTAAATTTTTAGCACGAGTACGCTCTGGGCCATCAGGAATATTCTCAATTTGACCTAACGCATCTTCCAAAGTAGCAATCTCATTTGCAACCTGAATATCAGGAGGAATTGCTTGTGAACGCTCACGAGAAGCCTGTGCAGTTGATGCCAATGCAGCCGCTTTTCTTTGTTGTGTTTGAGCCATCTCACTTTGAGCTTTACGAGCATACTGAGCTAAAGCCATAGCACCTTGCTGGTCTCCAGCTTGTGCAAGCATCTGAGCACCTTGCAGGATCGACTCAGGATTGGTTTGATCTATCTGTTGAGCAATGGCGTTACGAGTGCTTATTAACTTGAGTTGTGGGTCTTGAATGCCCATAGCACCCGCAAAGCCACGACCTAGCTGACCAACACTAGCCTGTAGCCCTGCTTGAGCCGCAGCACCTGGCGATAGTTGTGCCATTTGGATACCACGATTTAGGTCTTGTTGGTACTGTTGGTTTTGAAACATTTGTGGAGTCAAACCAAACAGACCCGCTACGATATTTTCTGCCATGATGATTCCTTATAAGAACAAGCCAAGGTCTTGATTGCCATAAGCTAATCCAGTTCCAAATCCTGATGCACCTAAACCTGTTTGACCAAATGCAGATTGAAATCCACCACCAAACAAACCGCCTAATGCTTGACCAAACATAGCGTTAGGATTTCCTGCGGCAGTTAAACCTTGAGCTAACAGGTTGCGTGTTGCATCATCACTTGTTGCTAAACCTGCGCTTATCTGTGCGCCTTTTAAACCAAGTTGACCAACATTAAATCCAGTTTGTGCGCCAATCTGTCCTAAGTTAACACCCATGTTGTAGGGCTGTTGTCCCAAGGTTTCCAAGTTCTGAACCTGTCCCATTGCAGTCGTGTAAGGTGCATAAGCGGCTTGTTGACCACCATAATACTGACCCATAGCTTGTGAGCCTTGACCCAATAGACCCGCACCAAACAACACATCCCTCTGACCTGCTTGTTGAGCATTAGCCGCCAATTGAGCCTCTTGAGTAGCCCTTGCGTTATACAGAGCTTGCAGTTCAGGAGTAGTAGCACCCATAGTGCCACCTTGAGCCACAGACAGACCGCCACGACCTTGTTGTTGGAGTCTGTTTTGCAAAGTAGCCAATTCTTGTTCTCTGCCTGGTTGCAACAAAGCCATCTGTTGATTTAGATAGTTCTGTGCAACATCTTGCGGAGATTGAGCCAAGTACTGATTACCCAATCCAAATAGACGTTGTGCGCCTGTTTGAAGAGGTGCAAACTGTGCTTGTGCTTGTTCTGCTTGTGTCAGACCTTGATTAGACAAAGCCATGAAACGATCTTGTTGGGCTTTAACATCAGGTGTTAAGTTGTAACCAGCACTTGATAACCTACCAGTAGTAGGATCAAAACCAAACTGAGAAGTTCCAAACCTTGTGGTCATGCCAATAGGTCTAAACTGAGCCGCATCTTTTGCCGCTTTTGTTTCAGCATCAATCATTGCTTGCGCACGTTGAGCCGCTTCTCTTGAAGTTTGCATCTGCAACAGATTGCCAGTAGTACCAAGACCACCAGAGATCAAATTAGCAGTAGATGAACCCAATCCTCCCAACAAACTTGACAGTCCCAATGAAGCTGCTGTGTTTAGCAAAGGATTGGATGTGGATGCAGGAGTAGTTGCGGGTGGTGTTGTACCAGTTACAGAAGCAGGCAATAATGATGCAGGTAAGGCGGCTAAAGTTTCTCCAACATTAGTCGGTCTTGGTGCAGTAATTGTCTGAGTTGCCATAGAAGTAGTAGCCAAAGCGGGTACTACTGCCGCAGCAACACTAGCCACTTCTTGCGCAGTAACAGGTTTACCACTTTTGATGACTGTTTCAGCAATAGTCTGTGCTTGTACTGGAGTTACGTTTGGTATAAGCGAAGTAACTGCACTTGCTAATTCTTGAGTTTTTGCAGCTTGATTAGCTGTAATTGTTTGTTGTGCAATAGGTTGATTTACTGCCGCTACTGTACTTGTTATAGCATTAACAACTTGTTTAACAGCATTAGGATTATTACTGGTAATAATTTGCTCTGCAACAGTATTGGTAATATTTGGCGAAACAGAAGCAACTGCTGATACCAAATCAGAAACCTTTAAGTTCTGACCACTTGTAACTATAACTTGTGCTTGAGTCTGTGCTTGTTGAGTTGTGACATTAGGAACTGTTGCAAGAACCGCATTGGCAATTTCTTGTGTAGAAGCTAATCTGTCTCCAGTAACTTGCACATTAGCTAAGTTAGAAGTTGTAGTAGGTGCAACTGCTGAAACCAAAGCATTGACTACTGGTTGGACAGCATTTGAATTTGAACTGGTGATAATCTGTTCAGCAACAGTATTTGTAATGCTTGGAGAAACAGCAGCTACAGCACTAACTAAGTCACTGGTTTTTAAGTTTGGACTACTTGTAATCAATACTTGTGCTTGAGTTTGTGCTTGTGGAACAGTTACATTGGGTACTGTTGCAAGAATTGCATTTGTAATCTCTTGCGCAGAAGCTGGTCTGTCTGCTGTAATTTGAACATTTGCTAAGTTAGCTGGTGTGCTTACATTAGAAGCAAGCTGACTAGCAACTAAGTTTAATGTCCCTTGATCTACCATTTGAGGTTGAGCAGTACCAGTTACATTTACAGTGCCTGCTTGCGTTACTGGTGTAGTAGTTGCCGCAGTGGTTGTCGGAGAGACCAAACCACCTAATAGACCCGCACTAACCGCAGGAGTAGCCGCACCAGTAATGTTTACAGCACCTGGTGTTGGTAATGATGCGACAGGAGTGCCTGTTAAAGAAGTTATTGCTCTGTCAATAATTGCTTCGTTATAACCACCTGCACTCAAAGTATCAGCAATTTGAGTAGTTGATAAACCTTGGTTTGCTAACTGTTTAGCATCTTGAACAGCAAACTGACGTTCTGTAATGCCAGGGTCTGCTGTAGTGCCTGTAGTTAAGTAATTATTAAGAGCATTACCACCATAAACCAAACCACCACTTAACAAGCCTGTTTTAAGTGCGTCTTCAAAACTAGCACCACCAGCCGCAGCAGCACCGCCTTTAAAAAGTCCTGTACCAACTGCTTGTGCTGTAGAGCCTGTTAGACCTAAAGCGTTACCTAAAGCACCACCGCCACCTAAACCCAAAAAAGCAAGTTGAACAACAGGGTCATTAAATGCTTCAGCTAAACCACCTAAAAATGATCCTGCTACTTTTTGTTGTGAACCTGTGCGTTCTAATTCACCTGTAGGAGTGTATTGTTGGTAAGCACCACCAGCTTGGTTTTCAGAGGCTTTATAAGTAATGACATTTTCTAATGCACCAACTTGTTCATCTTCACCAGAACCAGTAACTCGGTTAACTGCTTGAACGTAAGTATCTCCAAACAAAGCAGCTTGGTTAGGAGGCAATGTTGCACCAATACGAGAAGTGACTTCACCTTCTGATAAACCAGTTTGCTTTGCTATTTGAGTAGGATTTAAATTTTTAGCGTTAATTAAAGCATCAACACTTTGTGTAGTCAATGCTTGGGCAACAACAGGACTAGCAGCAGCTTGAGTAATTACTGGAGTAGTTGTAGCTACAGTATTTGACTTCTGTACTTGTGCAATAGCTTGCGGAGTGCTAGAGGGAACTTCATTCTTAAACTGAGATAAAGCATCAATAACTGATTGGTTATAGATTGCTGTACCTTCAGCATTGGTATGTAAAGCGTCTATCAACAATGCTTTGTTTTGCAGAATCTCACCTTGAGTACCAACTAAAGCAACATTAGAGTTAGCCTTGGCTACATCTGTATAAATCTTGTCTACTTCAGGACTAAAGTTGTTAGCAATTACATCTTCAACAGACTTAGCATAAGGTGAGCCAGTAAGAACAACATTGACACCTTGCTCACCAAGAGTCTTAACGATCTGGTTTAGGTTATCCTTAACAACTGCTTTATCTACACCAGTAATAAAGTCAACACCACCTGCTTGCAAGTAAACAGTAGCGTTAGGATCAAACTGACCACCACCCGCTAAAAATGTATTTAGTTGGTTTAAAGTATCAGTAGTAGTAGAACCAGCAACAGAGTAATTAGCTGTTTGCTGACCAGTAGCTTCAGTCAGTTGATTCTGCAATGCAGTGTTAGAACTGTTCCAACTAGCACCCGCTAAGATGTTGCCACTTAGCAAACCACCAGAAGCACCACCTGTAGCATTGGCTACGTCTTCACCAGAAATGCCGTACTGACGCATAGCCGCTTGAGTAGCAGCAGCATCTGGGCTTGCGGCAAGAAAATCACGAATGGTTGCGTACAGGTCTTCCGCAGAACCGCCTGTGTTCATTCGATAACGCATTGCATCAGATATAGCCATGATTTTTCCTTATTTATCTTATGGTGACTTAGGACAAACAATATCCCAAGAAAAACCAGATTGAGTTTTTACATCATGCAAGGCTTGAAGATAGGTAGCCAATACTGCATTATTTGTCATTACAAACTTTCAAGTTCAGTTTGCAAATTAGAAATTTGTGTGGCTAATGATTCTTTTCTTGCTTGCAATGCAGCAGCTTTGTTTGCATCAATTTGAGCAATCTTCTCTGCGGACATAGCGACAACTGCTTTAGATGAAACAACTACCTTACGATTTGAGTCAATAGTTAAAGTTTCAGTGCCATATTCTTCATACTCACCAAGAGATGCGGATTGGTCTTCTTCTGGATACCAAGCGCAATCTTGAACTTCTAAGGCAGGGTCTGTCCATGAAAGGTCTTGTAAAGAAGAAAGTTGAAGACCTACTAAAAATGTAGGTAGTGCTTCTCTTGATGCTGTGTTATTTTGAATTTTTATCATGGTGTGTTTACGTCAGTTGATGGGAATAAACGAGTTGTGCCGGGCCAGATGATGCGGACTGCGCCAGAACCGCCTGATCCAACGATAGGAGAGTCAGATCTACTAGCCCCACCTCCACCAAATAAAGGTTCGTATGACTCACTCCGACCTGCCGACGTGTCTGAAGTTCCACCATTTCTTCCGCCAGAACCGCCACCTCCGCCAGTACCGCCAGCAGAACCGCCAGCGCCATTTGAACCTTGACCAAATAAACCTACACCACCGCCACCTCCGCCTGGGCCACCACCGCCACCTCCGCCTCCGCCAGACCCATTTGTGCCCGCAGTTGGGCCAGTTGCACTTCCGCCAGCACCGCCATTTCCAGAGTAACCTCCGGCACCACCTCCGCCTGAATTACCCGCTGCTGAACCTCTAAGCCCACCATTACCACCACCCGTATATGTTCCACTAGGCACACCACCAGTTGTACCACCTCCTCCTGCTACGGCAGAAAATGCCGAACTACTAGCAGAAGAAGTTGTTCCTCCGTTAGATTGAATGAATCCACCGTTTCCAACAACGATTGTGTAACCGACTCCGGGGGTAACGGGAACATTGTTTCTATACGCTAGTGCTCCCCCCGAGCTATTGCTTCCCGGTTCTCCGCCGCCACCAACGCAAACTACGCTGACAGAAGTTACTCCAACGGGGCATATCCATGTATATGTTCCGGATATGGCGTAAAGTGATTCACCTCTAGGCGCAGTTGTAGAACGGCGAGGCAAACCGCCAAGCCCGTTACCTACGGTTGGGGCGTTATACATTCCATAGGGATAAGGCATTGTTCAATCCTCTAATTAGAAGTCTGTAAATTCAGCTTTGAAAACAACACCACTAGCAAGGGCAACTTGATTTCCAACATACAGTTGTTCACCAGCGGCCAAGCGCAAAGGAGCAGTCTCTGTGTATGTTGAGAAAGATGTTGAAGTAATAGCCGCTGTAGTTGTAAGAGTCTGAGCCGCCATAGTTGCTGAATCAATCAATCTCTTGGTTGTTCCTGAGTCAGCACTTGTAAATAAAACCAAATTAGATGCTGTATTTGTAGCACGAGGAATTGCTGATATACGAGTAACAATCGCACCATCAGAACCAGCAGTTAAAAGAACTACAGTGTTGGTTGGTGTATCACCCGTAATTGTTCCGCAAGCCGCAGTGGTGACGGCTGTTGAAATCTTAGGCGTTTGTGCAAATGGGGCTGTGAATGTTTTTGCCATGATAGTCCTTTAAAAAGAAAGAGCAATTGCTTGGGTTTGAGCCAAAACTGTACTATTAGAAAACGGGGTGGAAGCAGGAAGATTTGTAATCGTGTTACTGTTGTAATCAATGGTTTTGTTTGTCAGGGTTTCTGTACCCGCCAAAGTTGCCAAAGTTCCAGTTGTGGGAAACGTGACGTTTGTTGTGCCTGTCAAAGTTCTTGTGTAAGCAAAGTTGCCCGAACCCGTTACTGTCATGGCAGCATTATTTGCTACGCCTGTACCACCATTTGCCGCTGGTAGTATTCCAGTTACACCCGTGGTCAGAGGAAGACCAGTAGCATTGGTAAGAGTAGCACTTGCGGGTGTTCCCAATACGGGAGCAACAAGAGTCAATGCTGTTCCATTAGATGTAGCACCCGTAATACCTGCGAATACACCCGCATTGTTGTATTGAACTTCAGTAGTAGAGCCGCCTGGTGAACCACCACCGCCAGAAGCGGCAATAGTTTGATTAGGCCATGTGCCAGTAACAGTTACGTTTGTTCCCGCAACAATATTAGGTGTCGCTGTTCCTGTACCGCCTTGAAGAACTGATAAAGCTGTTGTGAGGCCAGTGATTGACGTAATATCAGAGTTTGCACCACTAGAGGCTGCGCTTAAATTAGTTCTTGCATCAGCGGCTGTAGAAGCACCAGTTCCTCCGTCAGCAACCGCTAAGTCGGTGATGCCAGTAATCGTGCCACCCGTAATCGTTGCAGAACTTGTTGTGATTGGGCCTGTAACACCCGCTGTAGCTGTTACAGCACCTGTCAAAGTTGATGCACCTGTTACATTTAAAGTGGTACTTGCCGTGATTGCTTTAGCCGCCAAGGTAGTGTTTGCAACTGTGGCAGTTCCTGTAGCCGCACCAATGTTTACAGCAGTTGCCGCACCACCCAGATTCAAAGTTGTTGATACTGTATTGAATGCCGCTTGAGTTACCCCACCTACAAGTGCATCTGCAAGGGTTGTTACACCAGAGGCCGCAAGTGTTGTGAATGCACCTGTTGCGGGAGTTGTTGCACCCACAGTTGCACCATTGATTGTTCCACCAGTAATTGCGGCAGCAGCATTATCTGTCTTAGTCGCAACAGCGGTAGCAATATTGTTGTATTCAGTGTCAATTTCAGTGCCTTTAACAATCTTTAAAGGATTGCCAGGCGACAAGTTGTCTTTAGTCGCAAAGTTAGTGGTCTTAGTGTAATTACTCATGGTTTACCTCTTAGCCTAATTTGCCATCTTTGGCTTGAATTTCAATCTTTTGCAAAGATAACTGTATGCCGTTAATGGTTGTTTCATAACCAGTTTGGACAATTTTACCCGCACCAGATGCGTTTGCTCTTAATGTCTTAATTGGAATTCCACTTGTATATTCAGCAATGTTGTATTCAGCAGTACCATATTCATAACTTGCTTGCGTTGGGATATAAACATTTTGCGCCTGATAAGCACCTGAGTAATCAAAGCCCCAATTGATTGTTAAGAACTGATTTGAGCCACCAATCACAATTGCTGAAATAGTCTTTAAAACTGAAATTTGATTTGCATTTCCAAGGTCAGCATTGTTGGTGTAATAAGCAAATCGATAAGTAGATGTGTCATCTAAGTAGCCACCATACTTGCCAATATATCCATTTTTACCAATATACAAATCACCATTTCGTAGTGAACGCAAAGATGTTGGCGCAATAGAGTCCCATTTAGTAACCCTGAACGATCCATCTGGTAGATTTTGCTTGGTATCAAAGCAATAAACTTGAAAGGTAGCAGGTAAAACAAGCAGATAAAAGGCTTCTTTTTCTGAGTAAACAGACTTTAAATTAGCCAATGTTTCGCCAAGCAATGATTGATTTAAGTCAAAACGCACATTTTTGGAGATGTCTCTCAGGGGTGCAGACTTCTCTTGAATAGTCCTCATCAATGAACGAACACCTGAGTCTGACAAAAATACGACATCAGAGCCAATACTTTGAATCGTATCCCTAGCCACACACCCAATAGAGCCTACTGTGTCTGATAAAACTAGAGAGGCAGGGGTAGAAGCATTAGAGTAAACAAGAATCTGTCGTTTACCAAAGATAAATAAGAAATCATTGTGCGCTGCCAAGCCCATGACTTCATCAGCACCATTAGGCCAGACCCGTGAAACATCGAGTGAGCCTGAAGTGCCGCCTGACCAAATATGACCCGCAATCAGATCAGAGAATGTAATGGTTACTTTGTCTGTAGAGGTGTTAGCCACCCACAAACGACCAAATGCTGAAATGGCAATGTTGGCTAAAGGAACTGTTCCTGCATAACCTGTCTTCTCAGAGACTCTTCTAAATGTGGTGATACTGACAGCGGGGTCATAAATAAGTGGATCGTGACCAGTTTGGAAAAAGTATGCGATGCCATTCAAAGATGCACATTGCCAGTTAGATGCCGTAATAGTAGGAGCAGTACCGCCACCGCCATAGGTCAACTCAGTTACCGCATTAGCAGTACCAAGTTTAAATAGCTTGTTGTTGCCAGCAAACAGAACTGTAAGAGTTCCATCATTTTGGACTAACTCATGGATAACACCAACATCGTTAGCACCCAAAGTACCAGATGATGAGTTAACCCTTGTCCAACCTTTTCTAGCACCAATACGACCATACTGATCCAAGATGCAATTAGTTGCAACCAAGGCAAATCCAACACCTAAATCAAGTGGTGATTCTTCAGTATTCAGACCAGAAAAACCTGGTGCTGAGAGACTGTAACTTTGGAGTTGAGCTGCCATTAGACCGCCACAAAGTTGTCTTCAGGATAACGAGTGCTTTCCAATGCAATAGCGTCAGAGAGCATTCCTCTAAACAAGGCATAGGCTTCAGAAGAGTTTGTTCCACCATCTTCACCACGCTCAATCAAAGCCCGAGCATAGGCACTCTGGGAAACCAAGTACTCTAAAACCTTGACAGAAGTTCCATCAGCAGACAAATTAGCCTGTGGAATAGTCAAATCAAACTTCAAGGTATACACGCCATCAGGAACAGGAAATAGATCAATTTTTGTGTCTCCACTTCCATCTACCCCGTTAAAGCAAAACTCTGAAGGAATAGACTGAGAAGGTGTACCAAAGTTAAGTTTGCGGTTCATGTCCGCAACAGTAGTGTTGTCTAGGGTAATAACACTTGTAGTGTTAATAGCATCATTGACACGAAACTTCTGACCCGCACCTGTCAAAGAATAAGAACTTGTGGCAGCAGTAGTAGTAACTGTAATTGTCTGTGACAGCACATTCCAATTATAGGAATCTTCAATCTGACGTTTTGCATCATTGACAAACTTGCCAATCAAAGAAGAATAGGCTGTTTCGCCAACAGTAGTAACTGTGCTTTCACGCAAGCGAACTAACACATCGTTAACAAGTTCTAAGTAGGTCATGTTCGTTGTGCTCCCTGAACCTCAAATGTTGCAATAAAGCTAAATGTGCTACCCGATTGGGTTGTGATTTGGAGTTTGTCGCCCTCTTCAAACACAATATAGGCATTGCCATCAAACTGTAGATATTCTTTTGTACTAAAGTCTAAAGCCGTAAGAATATCCAAGGTAGATGCAGAACTTGCGTCATACCACTGAACAGTAATGTGCTTAGTCGAACCGCCAGTGTTGTGAATATACATCACAGTAAACTTGGCGTAGTAACCCGTAGGAACTGTATAAACAGTTGTCAGCGTATTGGCTGCTGGGCTAACTCCGACTGATTCTGGCCTCATTTACTATTCCTCTTAGAGATCGCTTTAGCCTTAGCTTTAGCGTCTTCCTTGGACGTTGCGCCCCAAGCTCTAAGAGAAAGTAAAAGTCGGGTAGGCTTTCCATCTTTCATCTCAGCGCCAGGCATATTGCCCATTCGTGCTAAAAAGGATGCCCTACGAGGGTTATCTCCCGACTTGACGGGTGGTTTTAAATTCCCACCAGTTTCTGCATTATACGATGCTCTGCCTTTGGCATTCAAGCCCCCCTTGGGGTTTTTTCCTTCTTTTGTTTGCCAAACAGGAGATTTCATTTCTTCTTTGCGGTCTTAGCCGCAGCCTTAAATGCCGCCTCAGTGGGAGCGCCTTTAGAACCAACCTTACGCATCTTTTCCTTAGAACCTGCTTTGATGCGTTCTTGTTTGGCATTGATGTTAGCGTAGAGACCTTGTTTCATTTCTTACCCTTTGGATTAGACATACCCGCTTCGGATAAAGCAATAGCCACAGCCTGTTTTGGGTTAGTTACGACCTTTTTATTGGTAGTCAACTTGCCCTTGCCAAACTCAGTCATCACTTTGCTGATCTTCTTTTGGGCTTTAGTTTTCATATCAATACATGATCTTAGCTGTAATTGTTCCAGTGACATAAACTGTGCAATTGGCTCTTAAATACTTAGGCGCATTAGCCACAGTAATAATGCCATCACCAGTTAAGGCTGTACCAATCGTTGAATATGTTACCCCGTCCAGACTTCCTTGCAAAGCAACAGTTGCACTTGTGATGCCTGAAACTTGAAGAAATGCGGGTTGACCAGCGTCAGCTTGAACTGCTTTAGAAGCACCAGTTGCAACAACGGCACTAAGTAGGGTAACGGGAGAAGTTAAAGAAGCCATTATTTACCTCGTCCAGACTTTTTCATCATGTTTGTAGCTGTGCGACCACCACGGGTAGGCATAGCTCTTGGCTTACCAACAGCAATCATAATTGCCAATGGCATAGCTTTTTTGGTATCCTTTTTAGCCGCTTTAGGGCTAGAAGTCTTGGTTTTTCCGTACATCATTTCGATTTCTCCTTGGTTATTGGGCCACCTGATTTCCAAGCATCACAAGTTCTTGCTGCAGCACAGGTAAACTGAAACAAATCACAATATCCTAAATCAGCCGCTTTGACAAACTCTTCGTCATAGGACAACTCATTCTCACCTTCGTCTTTTTCCAAGCCACCCGTGATGCAAGCCATCATATTAGGTGTTTGGATAAAGGCGGCACAATTCCCACAAAGCATACTTTTGATATTCTCAGTAGGAGCGTTGTACATCTTAGCTTTTTTAAGCCAAAACGAATCATTAGACTCTTCAGGATTAGGTGGGCCATAGCCAAACTTCTTGAACGCATTGTTGCGGTTCTTCAGGTTGATAGACACATCCTGAGTAGCTATCGGACAAGTAAGGCCAGATAAGAGTTTCATTTTGTAAATACTCTGTCAGCAATAAAAGTGATAAGACCACCAACAAAGGAGGCAATTGCCATACCGACAAAGAATCCACCTTTAGACTTGTTAGCCATCTCTAAAAGCGTTTTAATATCTTGGCGAAGTGCATGGACTTCTGCTTGTAAAGCCTCAACTTGGGCTTCTAGCTTACCAAATTCTCTTGGATCAATTTCCGACATTTGAAACCTCTTTCTTTGGTCTTCCAACCTTAGGTTTATCTTCGTCTTTCTTTGGAGTTTCCTCAACAAGGACGTATCCTTGATGACCTTTCATACTATCAATATCATGCTGATAGGTGAAAGTTACTGTGTTTCCACTTGCTAAACAACGAAAAGTAGCCATAAAAACTCCAAAAAAAGGGGGGTATTAGCCCCCTTTAATTAAACTGCACGACCAATAATCAAGGTCAATGTAGTTGATGCCAAATCTACAGAACTGCCTGTAGGGTTGTAAGACACGATAGTAACTGTATTAGCGGCTGAAACATAGGCTCTACGAACCAAACCTGCTTCAGAAACGCCAATAGACATACCGATAACCATATCGCCCAAAGCAACGCCTGGAACTGTAACTGTATCTGTATCAGTTGCAGTAGTAGCTATTGATGCGGTATTTAGAGTGCATGAAACTTCCCAAGTGTCTGTAAACAAACCACGGAACTGGTCATTGCCCCTGCGGGAAACAACTGCTGTTGCTGCTGCCATAATAAATCTCCTTGATGTAAAAAATCCCCCCACCGATTAAGGCGAGGGGAAAAGGCAACTATTAGGCTGGAACTGCTAACGCAAATGCGCTAGAAGACAAAGCTGCACCAGTTGTGGCGGCTGTACGCATTGCTTTCACACCATAAAGTGTGTCAGATGTGAACAAGGTAGCCAAGTAGTCTTGCTTGTATTGAGTCTGTGAACGGATGCCCATTTGCTCAACCAAAACCATAGAGTCCTTGTGGCCCATCAAGCAGATACGATCTGTTGTGAGTTACCAGCAGCAGTATCAGCATTGCTTGTTGTGAACACGGGGATACCATACAGTTGACCGATTTCACCATTGCGGATTGCATTGCCATTACCCACAAAAGCCTGTTCGGTGTAACGGGCAAGACCCATCAACGTGTTACGGCTTGAAGGAGGAATGATAAAGAAGCGACCATCCATAGGAGTGTCGTTGTCATCCAAACGCTGAATAGTGCGACGAATAGCAGCATCAGTCAATGCGGAAGCATTGGAAGATGTGCTGTTATAAACAGTAGTACCATCACCGCCAACGAAGGCTTTGGTGGATGTATTGCTTGTCGCATAGTCGTTAGTACCGACAGTAGCACCATTGAATGCACGACCCAATTGGATCAAGCTAGTGTCTACTTGCTTGGCAAGCGCATAGCCAGCGTCAGCAGTGTAGAACTGGCGCAAGCTGTTCAGGGCTTGTGCTTCAACGATGTCCTCAATGAAACGTGAATACTCAAAGTGTTGGTTAATGCTAACCAGAACTTCTGTCTCAGTGTCGGCAATCAATGTAACGGCAGTAGATGCCGCTTTAGCTGTAGCTGAACCACGTGTAGGAGCTGGAATGTGAACAGTGTCACCTTTCTTGCCCTTGAAGTTCATTTTCATTACGATGTTAGCCAAAACAAGGTTTTTCTTGTAAGCGGCTACGATTTCGTCAGACCAGATTTCTGGAATGAACGTTGCTGCGGTTGTTACTGTTACCGCTGGTGTTGGATATGCCATGATTAAATCTCCTAAAGTTTAACGAACCCGACCCTCTTGATAGGCTTGCATGATTTCATCACTTAAAGCGTCATATCGATTTGGGTCTTGCATTTTGAGCCGAATAAGGTCAGCCCTTCTGTATACCTTCTTTGATGATTCACCAGAACCACCTACATCAACACCTACTGCCTTTAAGTTCTGGTTGCGAGTTATCTCACCCTCATCACTACTTTGCTTCTGTTTAACAGAACGTAGCTGTTTATAGGTAGATAGCAATTCATTGGCTGAGTCAAAATCATATCCAGAATCGGCTTGCTCAAAAATCTTAATGCGAACAGGGCTAGACTTCACCCAATTTGCAAAGTCCTGATCTTTAGCAATTTCGCCAAAGTCGGGATGTTCTTGCGCTAACC